AAGTGATGCAGCTAGTGGTAATTTAAAAGCTATTTACAGATTTGAAACAGAAGGATTAGAGGTTTACGTACCTGGTTCTGGTATTTTGTTTGAAAACGGACTTTGTGCAACTTTAACACAAACATCTGGCACAGACGGAAGTGTTACCATGACAATTACAGGAGCATAGTAAATGGCTAATACTACCTCTGGAACAACAACGTTTGATAAAACTTTTTCTATTGAAGAAATAATAGAAGATGCTTTTGAACGTATAGGGTTAAATTCTGTAGCAGGTTATCAACTTAAATCTGCAAGACGATCTCTTAATATCTTATTTCAAGAATGGGGTAATAGAGGTATTCACTATTGGGAAATAGATGAACTTGATTTAGATTTAATAGAGGGCCAAGCTGAGTATGATTTTTTTAGAGCTAGCGGTGATGGCACGAGTGCTACTTCAACACCAAATGGTGTATATGGAATATCCGATGTTCTTGAAGCACAGTTAAGATCAAATAGAACTCAAACGACACAATCTGATTCACCTATGACAAAGGTAGATAGATCTACTTATGCAGGTTTCTCAAACAAATTATCTAAAGGTACACCTAATCAATATTGGGTAGAAAGATTTATTGATAAAGTTAGAGTGCATGTTTATCCAACACCTGACTCTACAAATGCATCTAAAGATATGCATTTCTATTACATAAAAAGAATACAAGATGTTGGTGACTATACAAATGCAACAGATGTTCCATTTAGATTTGTGCCTTGTATGGTATCAGGATTAGCATTTTATTTAGCTCAAAAATATCAACCACAAATGGTTCAAGCTATGAAGTTATATTACGAAGATGAATTAGCAAGAGCATTAGCGGAAGATGGTTCTGCCTCTAGCACTTATATTACACCTAAAGCTTATTACCCAGGAACATAATGGCAAAGTACGCAACAGGTAAACATGCAAAAGCAATATCAGATAGATCTGGTGTGGAGTTTCCATATAGAGAAATGGTTAGAGAATGGAATGGATCTTTCGTGCACGTATCTGAGTTTGAACCAAAGCAACCACAGTTAGAACCAAAACCAATTTCTGCAGACGGTATTGCATTACGAAATGTTAGAAGCGATAGAACAGAAAATGCTGTTCCATATGCTTTACCAAACAATCCTTTTGAAACTCTTTCATCGGGTTCAGGAATTATAAACGTAACAGCACCGGGTCATGGTTTAACAAACGGCACAACATATAGATTTAGAGGCCCATCAGCTTTAGTTACTAGCGGTGGAGGAACATTTCAATACAATGATCCAGGTAGTTTTGATGGTATTTCAGGCTCTAATATTGCTAAAACGGCTGGATATGCAATAACAACAGGCATATACAGAGATGGTGCAAGAGTTAGCACAGACTATGCTGTTGCTAATTTTTTCTTTTTTACAGTTGACACAAATACTGCTACAATTGGTGGAGTAAAAGGAGGAGGAATTGGTTGTTCAGTAGGACCAGTTACACTAAGCGCATGATTAAAAAAATTAAAAATTTTATTTGTAAATTATTAGGCATTAAACAATGTGCATGTCCAGAAGAGGATGAGCATATAGAGTATTATACTAAAATACCAGAACCAGAAATTCCATTATACATGGATGAGAATGGAAAATATTTAAAATGTGGGACACACAATAGATATAAAAAAAGTTGTCCAATTTGTAGAGAGATAATGGCAGGGTCATAATGGCAGGATTAAGTGCATCAGGATTAAAAACGCAGATTAGAAGTTATACAGAAACAGATTCAAATGTTTTATCTGATTCTGTTTTAGAAAATATTATTTTAAATGCACAGTATAGAATTTTTAGAGATATCCCAATAGATGCAGATAGAAAACAACAAACAGGTAATTTAGTTACTGGTCAAGAATCAATAAATGCTCCAGCAGGAGCAGTATTCATAAGAGGTATACAGGTTTATGATTCAACATCAGCTGTAACTGGACCTAACGTTTGGCTAGAAAAGAAAGATGTTACTTATTTACAAGAGTATATTTCATCAACAGCATCGGCAAAAAGAGGTCAACCTAAGTATTATGCCATGTTTGGTGGTGCTACAGGTGAATCAGACACTACATCTGGTAGAATGATGTTTGCTCCTGTGCCTGATACCACATACAAATTTAGGGTGCATTTCAATGCTGCACCAGCTCTTTTGGAAAATGACGACACTAATTATGTTAGTTTAAACTTTCCAAATGGTCTATTATATTGTTGTTTAGCAGAGGCGTATGGCTTCTTAAAAGGCCCTACAGATATGTTGACTTTATATGAAAATAAATATAAACAAGAGGTACAGAAGTTTGCTAATGAGCAAGTCGGTAGAAGACGAAGAGATGACTACACAGACGGAGCAGTTAGAATACCGATTACCTCAGCAAACCCATAGGAGATAGGACATGGCAATAACATCGGCAATTTGTACAAGTTTTAAACAAGAGCTTTTAGTTGGTACACACAACTTTACAGCTACAACTGGAAACACTTTTAAAATAGCTTTATATACAAGTTCTGCAACTTTAGGTGCAGGCACAACAGCTTTTTCATCATCAAACGAAATTACAAATTCATCAGGAACTGCATATACTTCTGGTGGTGCAACACTTACAAGTGTAACTCCAACAACAGATAGCACAACAGCTGTTTGTGATTTTTCAGATGTTAGTTTTACAGACGCTTCATTTACAGCAAATGGTGCGTTAATTTACAACTCATCACAGTCTAATAAAGCATGCGCAGTTATCGCTTTTGGTGGTGATAAAACTGTATCAAGCGGAACTTTTACAATTCAATTCCCAACAGCAGACGCTACTAACGCTATCATAAGATTAGCATAAGGGGGTAACGACGGATGTCCGTTACTAGAACTTATACAGTAACGGTGGTTAGCACCGACTCGGGCAATAAATATGTTATTGATGGTGTTCAACAAGATACACTTAATTTATTTGAAAGTGGAACTTATAAATTAGATCAATCAGATAGCACGAACGGTGGTCACCCATTAAGATTTTCAACAACAAGTGATGGAACACATGGTGGTGGTAGTCAGTATACAACAGGTGTAACAACCAGCGGGACTCCTGGTTCATCGGGAGCCTATACTCAAATAGAAGTAGCCACCGATGCTCCAACTTTATATTATTATTGTACACAACACTCTGGTATGGGTGGCACAGCAAATACTCCAGCCGCAGATACTTGGGGAGCATTAGGCTGGAGCACTAATCGTTGGGGAACAAACGCAGAAATCACAACAGGTTGGGGTGCAGATGCTTGGAACACAGGTGGTTCATGGGGACAAGCAAACGATGAATTAGTTTCACTAACTGGTTTAAGCATCACAGCATCTCTTGGAACACCAATAGCATCTGCTCAACAAGGTTGGGGTAGAGATGAATGGGGTGAAGAACCTTGGGGTGAAAGTTTTGATCCTGTAGTAAAAGTATCTGGAGTATCTGCATCATTATCTATTGGATCTGTTTCTGTTTCAGCACAAATAGCAGCTGGTTGGGGACAAGATGGTTGGGGTGTTGAAAACTGGGGTCAGTCAGGATTAACTTTAGAAATAACAGCTCCTGATGCAATGCAATCAAATGTATCAGCGAATGCTTGGAATGATGCTTCATGGGGACAAGGTCAAGGTTGGGGTATATTCTCATTAGAAGTAGCAGATGTAATGGGATTAACTGGTCAAGCAATAACATCTGCTGTACCAAGTCAATTAGATATACCTGAACAAGTTCAAGGATTAGGTATAACTTCTTCTGTTGGTAGTTTAACAACAATACAAGAAATTGTTGGATTAAGTGGTCAAGCAATAACATCTGGTGTTGGATCTTTATCTCCAGCAGATGTAATGGGATTAACAGGTGTTTCATCAACCGCAGGCGTTGGTTCTATAACAACTGGTGCTGTAGAAATAATTACTCCATCTGGAGTTTCAGGAACTGTGTCTGTTGGTAATATAGATCCTATTCCAATGGTCGTAGGATTAACAGGTGTTTCAGCTACGTTCTCTGTTGGTTCAATAACATTATCAGCTAATACAGTAGGATTAACAGGTCAAGAAATAACATCTTCTGTAGCTGCTTTTGGAACGGCTACAGGCTTTGGAATTCAAGCATATCAATCAGTTGACACAGGATCAAATTCAAGCTATTCTGATGTTGCAACTGGATCAAATACAAGTTATAGTGACGCTGCATAGGAGATAAAAAATGGCATCAACATACACGGGACTAGGAGTCGAACTTCAAGCAACTGGTGAAAACGCCGGAACATGGGGTACGAAGACTAATACAAACTTACAAATTTTAGAACAAATTTCAGGTGGTTTTACACAACAAGCATTAACAAGCGGAGGCACTGTAACTTTGACTGCCTCTGATGGATCAACTGGTGCAGTTCTTGCACACAGAATGATTGAGTTCACAGGCACAATTTCAGATAATGCAGTTGTTACAATACCTTTAGATGTTCAAACTTTTTACATTTTAAGAAACTCATCATCAGGTGCTTACACAGTACAATTTAAATACGCATCTGGATCTGGAGATTCATTTACTTTCACAGCTACAAATAAAGGTGATCAAATTGTTTTTGCTTCTGCAAACGATGGAACAAACCCAGATATCGTAACTGTTAATACAGGTATCACAGCCTCTTCAACTGATACTTTAACAAACAAAACTTTAACTGCACCTAAATTTGCTGATGGTGGATTCATAGCAGATGCTAATGGTAATGAATCATTAGTATTTGGAACTACTTCTTCAGCAGTAAATGACGTTAAAATTACTAACGCTGCAACAGGAAATGATCCGTTAATAGCAGCTAATGGTGGAGATACTAATATTGATTTAGCTATATCACCAAAAGGATCTGGTGAAATAGTCATTGGTACAGGATCAGCAACTGGAGCGATCACAACTAGTGGTGCTTATGATTTAGTTTTAGATACTAATTCAGGCACAAATTCTGGTTCAATTACTATTACAGATGGCGCAAATGGTAACATAAATCTAGCACCAAACGGTACTGGCCAAGTACAAGCAGGTGGTGCTCAATTAGCCACGATGGGAAAAGCTATTGCAATGGCTTTAATTTTCGGGTAAAAATAGGAAAGGAAATAAAATATGGCAAATCCAAATCTAGTAAATGTAGCAACAATTAATGCTGGTAACTTAGGCTTTAATTTATCTAACACATTAACTACAACTTTATTAACTGTTGCATCTGATGTAATTCTAAAAATTAATAGAATTACTTGTGCAAACGTTGATGGCAGCAGCTCAGCAGATCTTGATTTATTTATTGATGGTATGGGTAACGGTGCAACAGGTATTACAGCTACTGGTAGTTCAACTGTATACTTAGCAAAAACTGTGGCTGTTCCAGCTGACTCAACTTTAGTTGTTGTTGATTCTCCAATCTATTTAATGGAGGCAGATGTTTTAAAAGGCGGAGCTAGTGCTTCAGGTGATCTAGACTTAATTATATCTTACGAAGTACTGAACGACGCGTAGGAGGGTAAAAGCTTATGGCTCATTTTGCTCACCTCGATGCTAACAATGTCGTGAAACACGTATCCGTGGTTTCTAATGATATAGAAACTTCTGATGGACCATTAGGTGAAAATGATATGCACGTTGATGGCGAGACTTGGTGTAAAAATTTTCACGAAGGTCAAAAATGGACTATAGATAACGAAGTTGTCTCTTGGAAACAAACTTCATATAACGGTAATTTTAGAAAATGTTACGCTACAATAGGCGGAACTTATGATCCAGTTAGAGATGAGTTTGTTGGAATTAAACCTTTTGATAGTTGGATATTAAATGACACAAATGATTGGGTATCTCCGTTAGCAAACAATCCAACAGAAATACCGGCTGAAGGATGGATGACGTTATTTATTTGGGATGAAGAGAATCAAAGATGGTACTGTACAAAAGAAGTAGATGATGGTAGCATAGCTTACTGGAATCCAGATACACAACAATGGGATATACAATAATATGTCAACAACAGTTACAACATTAAATTATTTAACAAGCGCTCAAGCTGGTAATCAATTAAGAGATAATGGTGGTTATGTAGCATTATCATACACACCTAGCGCAGCGGTTTCCGAAGCTTTTACATCTTTTACTTCTGACGGAACTTTTGCACCTCAAGGTGGTAGCTCTGATTTAACAATTATAGCAGTCGCTGGAGGCGCAGGAGGAGGCGGCGGAAATGGTTGTGGAGGAGGAGCTGGCGGAGTAAGAACAGCAACAGATATTTCAAACCCTGGTTCACCTGTTAGTGTTACAGTTGGTGCGGGTGGAACAGCTGGAAATAACCAAGGTAGTCCATCTTATGATGGAGGCCAAGGCGGAAATACTTTTATAGGACCTTCACCAAGTCCACTTTTTATAACTCATGGTGGTGGATCTGGACCTTCAGGAAATAATGAATCTGGAGTGCCTGGTGGATCTGGATCTGGTGGTGGTCAACACTCACCAACTGTAGGAGCAGGTAATCAACCTTCATTTAGCCCACCTCAAGGTAATCCAGGAGGAACACAACAATGGCCAATGTCAGCCAACCCAGCAAAAAATGGTGCAGGCGGCGGAGCTGGAGGCGCGGGTTCTTCTGGGCCGGGTGGAAGAGCTGGCGGAGCCGGTTTAGATACCACACCTGTAATCCCTTCACCTAATGGTGGTGGAACTTTTGGTGGCGGCGGAGCTGGAGGAGCATATTTTTGTCCACCTGCATCTGGTGGAACTGGAGGCGGCGGTTCTGCTGGCCCAGGAAATGGAATAAATGGAACTGCAAACACTGGTGGTGGCGGAGCAGGATCTGGAAATCACCCTACTAATAATGGAGGAAGCGGAGGTTCGGGTAAAGTAGTTATTAAAGAATCTGCTGAACCTGCAACAAATCAAGGTGGAATCTGGAATCAACAAGCACATTATTTATACGTTCTTACTGGCAAATTTTAAGTGATCTTTGAGAAAGAAGATATATTACCTAAAGGTGATATTGAAAATATAGAAAGAATTGTAAAAGATTATAACTTTCCTTGGTTCTATAGACCATCTACTTTAAATAATTTTCCTTATAATTCGCATGCTTTACTAGATCCAAATCTGGGTAAAAATTCTCCACATTATGATTATTTTAAAAAAATTTTTGATAGGTTGTGTGAAAGATCTAATATTAAAGTAAATAAAATTTTAAGAATGAATATTAACATGAGTTTTTATTACACTGCTAAACATGCTGATTTACATGTAGATCATGATTTTCCTCATCAAGTAATGATACTTTATTTAAATAATGCATCAGGAAACACATTAATATTTAATGAAACAATTAAGGAAAAAAAATTACCTCAAATAGATTATGAGCGTAATTGGTATAAAATTCAAAAAGAACATACTCTTAAACACACAATAACCCCTAAAAAAAATAAGGTTGTTTTTTTTGATGGAATCAATTATCATGCTCAAGAATTTTGTAAACCAGATGAAGAAAGAATAATTTTTATATGCACTTTCCAATAACTATTATAGATAATTTTTTTGATGAACCAGATAGAATTGTAACATTTGCAAATTCTTTACAATACCATCCAAGACAAAAAGGAGATTACTGGTATGGTTTAAGAAGTAAACCTTTACACGAAGTTGATAAAGGTTATTTTGAATGGTCTAGTCAAAAAATATTACGTGCTTTCTATAAAGATCAAACACTTCATGTTTGTAATACTTGTTTTCAAAAAACACCTGGAATAAAAAATATATCTAATGAGGGATGGATACATACAGATAAATGTTTAATGGCTGCAATTATATACTTAGATAAGGACAATATTTCTGGAACAAATTTTTATAAATCTAAAACTTTTGGTAAAGAAAAATTTGTTAGTTCTGAAATACATAATAAAGATAATTTTACAGAAGAGGAATTTGAAAAAGCAAGAAATCAAAACAATTTACATTTTAAAAAAACTGTAGAGGTTGAAGGATTATACAATAGGGCAGTAATATATGATGCTAAAATATATCATGGTGCAAATTTGCATCCAATAAACACTGAAAGATTAACACAAGTTTTCTTTTTTTACAGTATAGAAAAAGATTGGTTTCCTATAATTTCAATAAGAAAGTTTGAAGAATGAATTTAGAAAATTATTACTGGTGGTTTGATTCTATAATTCCCCATAGAGTGTGCGATGAAATAATTAAATATGGTTTATCCTTTAAACAACAATTAGCAGTTACAGGAGATTTTCAAAATAAAAAAGAATTAACAGAGAAAGATAAAGAAAAATTAAAAGTTCAAAGAGATTCTTATGTAAATTTTTTACATGATACTTGGATATATAATGAAATAAATCCTTTTATACACACAGCTAATCAAAGTGCTGGTTGGAATTTTCAATGGAGTGTTTCAGAAGCATGTCAATTTACAAAGTATGCTTTAAATCAACACTATGATTGGCATTGTGATGCTTTTAATAAACCCTATACTGAACCACCTTGGAGAAAAGGTTTAATTAGAAAACTGTCCGCAATAGTTGCATTATCTGATTCTTCTGAATACGAAGGGGGTGAATTAGAATTTGATTTTAGAGATAAATCTAAAAAAGAAATTGTTGTGTGCGATCAAATTAAAAATAAAGGTTCTGTTGTAGTTTTTCCATCTTTTGTTTGGCATAAAGTAAAACCTGTTACTAAAGGTTTAAGATATAGTTTAGTAGCTTGGAATTTAGGAAACCCCTATGTTTGATAAAGTGTATGCACTAGGATTTCCTATCTATAGATTTTATTATGATAAAAATAAAATAGATGAGGTTTACCAAGAATTATTAAATCTTGAATATAATGAAAATCCTAGTAATATGATGTGGTCAGGAATGAAAGAAGATGGGACAGGAATAAACTTACATTCGTTACCACAGTTTAAAGAAATTTTTTTGTGGTTTCACGACTGTTTAAAAGAAGTTAAAAAAGATATGAAATTAACTTGTGATGAATTAAAGATAGTAAGTTCTTGGGCTAATCTAAATAAAACAAATCAATCTTTTCATTCACATCAACACCCTAATTGTTTTATGAGTTCAAACTATTATGCCTCTGGCATATCAAATGATAAAACTGTTTGGTATGTAGAAAATCCTTATTTTAAAAATTCTAACCTTCAACCTATGTCTAGCGACGATGTAGATAATGGAGGTTTATATTTAAAACACGTAGAAGATACTGAACCTGGTAAGTATGTGGTTTTTCCTCCGTCAATAATGCACTATGCTACAGAGAACACGGACCAAGAACCAAGAATTACTATAGCTGCAAATATATATCCTAATGGCACTATATCTTGTGGTGGTGTATCTAAATTAAAAATAAAGGTGGTAGATTAATGTCTTTTAAAGAAAAAAAATATACAATTAAAAAAGAAGCTATCTCAAAAGAAATGGCTAGATTTTTATATGAATATGTTTCATTAAAAAGAAAGGTAGCTAGAACTATGTTTGATGTTAAATATTTGTCTCCTTACACAGAATATTTTGGAGTTTGGAATGATCAACAAGTTCCTGAAACATACTCTCATTATTCAGATATAGTTATGGAAACTTTATTAGAAGACCTAAGATCATTAATGGAAAAAGAAACTGGTTTGGTTTTATTACCAACTTACTCCTATTTTAGAATATACAAAAAAGGAGATATTTTAAAAAAACACAAAGATAGAGCAGCTTGTAGTGTATCAACTACAATGAATTTAGGTGGAGACCCGTGGCCAATATTTATTAATCCAAATCAAAATGAAGGAGTTTATAAAGATCAAGACTATGTTCCATCTAACGGTTCCGGAGTAAAAGTAGAATTAGAACCGGGTGATATGTTAATTTATTCTGGATGCGATTTAGAACATTGGAGAGAACCTTTTGAAGGAAATAACAATGCTCAAGTATTTTTACACTACAATAATAAAAGTGAACCAAATGCTAGAGCTGAAAAATTTGATAGAAGAATTCATTTGGGCTTACCTGCATGGTTTAAAGGGAAAATCGTGCAAGATTTTAAGTAGATTTTTTAATGATATTCCAGTAAAGTAAAGTAAACTAGGAATAATATGCTTCAAAAGATAGGATTTCAGCCCGGTATTAACAAACAAATTACACCTACAGGTGCCGAAGGGCAA